CTGACTGAGGGCCTCTCCAATGCCAAGCTTGCCAAAGGCGCAGCCCTGGCCTGGCCCGTGATCCTCCACCACCTGCCCGCCAAAGCCCTGGCCCAGGCCGTGGCCGGGGCAAAGCCTGGCCCCACGGCCCCACGCTCCCGCATCGATGGCCTGCAGGCCCTGGCTGAACGCGAGGGCATCCTGAGCCTGGCCCTGGCCCATAACGGCTGCCCTTGGGCGTCCGCTGGCTGCGCCGCTGGCTGCCTAGCCTGGGCGGGCCATGGCGGGATGAGCGCCACGGTCGCGGCTGCCCGTGCCCGCCGTACCCTTGCCTACCTGGCTGATCCTGCCGCCTATGGTCGGGCTGTGCTTTGGGCCATCGCCAGGGCCTGGGGCCGTGCCCAGGCCAAAGGCCTGCCCCTGGCCGTGCGCCTGCGCGGCACTGACGACCTGGCCTGGCATCTGCAAAGGGTGACCGTCAGCCCTGCAGAAGCTCAAAGCCTGGCCCGCCGGTACGGCCTGCCCGTGGCCCCTGGCCGTGGCCAAACCCTGGCCGAAGCCCTCAGCCTGGCCCCTGCAGGCACCATCCGACTGTACGAATACAGCAAAGCCCCTGTAACCGGCCCCCAGGGCCTGCAGGCCCAACGTTCCGCAGGATGGGACACCACAGCTAGCCTCGCTGCTGATCGCCCGGACGGCCTCTCGCATGCCCTGGCAGCAGTCGGCGCAGGGTTCCGCCTAGCCGTGCCCGTGGCCCTGCCCAAAGGCTCAGCCCTGCCCGAAGCCCTGCTGTTGCGTGTGCATCCTGAGGCCGGCGTGTGGCGCTTGAAGTGCATCGATGGCGACGTGACAGATCACCGCTGGGCTGATCCTGCAGGCCCTCAGCCCGGCGGCTTTGATGGCGTGGCAGTGATCCTGCGCACCAAGACAAGCCGGGGCCGTGGCCCTGAGGCTGCAGCGTTCAGCCTTGCCCCTTCCTTTGGCACGTGGCAGCCCCTGGCCGGTGGTGGTGAGGCTGCCCTGAGCGCCACCACGTGGGAGGGCTGATCATGCTGCCCTTACAGCCCAGTCTGGCCCACGATCGCGATGCCGATCTCATCGACTGGCTGATCGCAGAAGGCATCGATCCCGATACGTTTGAGCCCGATCCTGAAGACCTGCAGCCCTACTGGCTGATCGACGACTAAAGGCCCCTAGGTTGATCGCTCCTAACTGCCCCTGCCACTAGGTGGGGGCTTTGCTTTGCCGTGGTTTGGGGATCATCAGGAATTTGGGAGCGCTTACCACACTTCGAGCCCCTTTGGGGCTTTTGTTACGATTTGCAAAAGTGTATCCGTTGCTACAGCGCAGTAGCAGGGAAGTTTAAGCGTGGGGGGCTGCGGTATCTCCCTCAAAAAGTGGCGCCATTTTTCATCTACTTTTTAGTATTTATGTCTAGACAAAACAAAAGCCCCGGAGGGGGCTTTGTTGATGCTTAGAACACTTCCTGAGAACAGAGCGGGTCTGTAAGCAGCCTTAAAACTAAGCAATGGAGGAGCTAAAAGTCGTCTTAAGAACGGAGCGTGGTCCGAAATGCGTTCTGAAATCAGCGTAATGATGAGCCAGAAAACATCCTGAAGACAAGACGATGCTTGTAAGCTGAACTAAAACTGGCGAAAGAGAAGAGCCTGGAAGAAGAGTTAAAAACGGAGCGTGTCCGTAAAACTGGATGAGACCAGGCAAGAGGAGGCAAAGCTGAAAGAACACCTAAGACCAAGATGAGCTTGGAAGCGTCACTGAAATCAGCGTTTGCCTATGCAGTATAGCTTGCTTTTAGACGAGCAAGCTCTTCATGGCACTCAGCATAGTGCGTTGTGCTTGAAGGTAGGTTTTGCGATGGGAGCGGAACTGGTCCGTTTGAGCAGGAGAAAAGTTGTAATGGCTAAGCAGTTTGCCGGAGGGGCCAGCTTTACGCGTGCCCATCTTGCCTACCACATAGTTTTTACAGCCATGCCACATGATGTTGGAACGTGCGATGCCACCACGATGATGGAAGGGGCTAGTAGCAATTTGCGTGCGCATTAACCAGCCAATACCAGGGGCTCGTCCAGTATCTGGGCGGAGACGGAGATCTCCTTTTTCGTTCAGGAGGAGAGCTGCGAGTGTATAGAGCTGCGACAGCTTTGGTCCTTGAGACGAACTAAGAGCATAGAAGGAACCGTCCTTTTTACGATGGAGGAGGCCGAAGATTTCCTTTGCATCGTCGGGGACGATGCTTGCCAGACGGTCCAAATTATCAATGATGAAGGAAGTAATTTCATCTCCTTCAGTTTTGTAATTAAAGCGCCGGGCAACGTTAAGAATCATGTTGGTGTCTTCTTTAAAGATCCAACCAGCTTCACGCCAACGTTCTGGCTCGAAAGAGCGAGGAGGGAATTTCAGGCTTTGGAGCACTGAAGGACTGTGCTGAAGGTAGTCGTAGATGGCTTGTGCATCAGCAGCATCGTTCTTCTCATCGAAGCCGGCAAAGGCGCGAGCTTTGGGCGTTTGGCTATGCGGGAAGAGGCGGATGGCGATGCCGAGGGAAGCGGCACGGCGATAGAAGGCTTGAAGCTCTTCTGCTGTGTACACTTGCGCCAAGCTTTTCTTGGTGCGAGCACGGCCAAGGTGGGCGTCTTCGACAATGAGCTTTGTTCCACGGGAGCACCAGTATTCAATGTCGAAGAATTGTTCGCGAGAAAGATTGAAAACTTTCTCACCATCGAAAAGGGTCCAGCCTTGAGGACCGCCGAAATCGGCAACAATCATGATGATGTAAATCAAGGAAGTAGGAAGCTTTCTGAAAAAAGTGCTGAGAACAGGACTGGCCTGAAATTCTTCCTGAGATCAGAAGCTTGCCTGCGCAGCATAAGAGCGAAATCTTGGTTGAAACTCCCAGTGTTTGTACGCTGAAAGCAAGTCCGCAGGGCGCAGCTTGAAGCGTTTCCGAAGATCTCAGGCAATTGACTAGACCAATGGAGACGCCCTAAAGGCGTCGGAATGATGCACCAATAAAAGCAAGCGCTAACGATTCGCGCATTCCTCTTTGCATCGCTCTTAATGCCAGAAAGCGGCCCTTAAAGGGGCCGCTGCTCAGGAGATAAAGATAGAAACCAATGATTTTTCGCTTTTCCCGCAGCGACGCATAGTATGCGCGATCCATCACATGGGATCTGGATCAGCCCTGGGTGTTTCGCCGCTTGTCTGGAGCGTTCCGCCCTTTTGGGGGCTCCACTTCATGAGAGTTTCGCGGCTTGTCTAGCCTTTTAGCTAGTAAACGTTCCGACGCTTGGGGCGTCTCCACTTGCCAGAGGGTTCTGGCTTGAGGAACGTCGTCTAGAGGGGCTAGACCAGGCGGTGCTGCTCTTGCTTGCACTAGGCAGCAGCTCCGCTTTAGCTATCGTATCTCGCACTGTGGCTCAAATGTGACGTTTTTGGTATCGTGGTGATACAAAAGCTCAAATTTCTTCCGTTTTTCTTAAGGATTCAATGGTGGTATGGGCACAAAGGCGGAGAAAGTATTAAAAACTACTTGCACAGTTTTTGATAACGACTAGCGTTAAGTGATCTTCGCTAAAGCACCATGTGGGGACTGCCTGATCGCCAGCCATTTAATATTGGCCCGTATAAATTGTGGCCATGTTTTAGTAAGCCAGAATTTCAATGGTTTGCCGCTATTGATGGCCAGCCTCATTATTTCCGCACCACCAACGAGGCAAAGCTTTTTGTCAAGGACTTACTAGCCATTGACGATCCCGAAGGCTTGTGCGATTAAAGCTTTTCTTCCTCTTTCCCATTGGTTCCTTGCGCTAGCCTGCCTTGGTTGATTCTCGGCCCGCGATGCGGGCCTTTGTCGTCTTATGAAGCTGAAGGAAAAGGCAAAATGTGAGCCAATTGCTCGTACTGGCAGGGTGCAGGATTGGCTGGATAGTCCTGATGGACGGTTGCCCGTGAGCTGCACGGTATTCAACGTAGAAGATTCAATGGAGGGGCCGGATGGCATTGAAGCGTCTTGGCGGTTTGTTAGCCACGGCTTGCGCAATGGTGCGGGGGTCGCTGTTCATTTGTCTTCTCTGCGCGAAAGGGGCGCTGAAAATGGCAAAGGCCTCGTGGCAAGCGGACCAGTAAGTTTTGGCAAAATTTATTCCACGCTCAATGAAATTTTGCGCAGGGGCGGTTTGTATAAAAATGGGGCTGTAGTGCTTCATCTTGACTATACGTCTCCCGATGCCATTGAATTTGTCAACGCATCGCGAAGTGAGCTTCCTTGGGTGAAGCGCTGTCTGAATGTTGATGAAAATTTCCTTTCCGCATCGTCTCCTGAACTGATTAATGCCTGTCTTCGTGCCATCTCTTCTGGCGATCTCTGGCTCAACAAAATCCGTTACAACGCAAAAGGAGAACGCATCCGGGCCAATGTCTGCTTGGAAGTTTATCTTCCGCATCGTGGCACTTGTCTTCTTCAGCACGTTAATTTGGGCGCATGCACGTTGGACAATGTGCAAGGAGCATTTATTGAAGGCATGAAGCAGCTTTGTGAGCTTCATCCCAATACTGGCGTTGGCGACACTGGAGAATATCTTTCTCCTTCCATTGATAAACAAATTGGCCTTGGCATTCTTGGCCTAGCTAATTTCCTTGCCATTCAAGGGATTAGCTACGAAGATTTTGGCAATGCCATTGAGGCTTATCTTGCTGAAGATCCTCGCGGCTGGAATGATTTCTGGAAGAACACTATTTCCGGCGAAGCCGTGTGGCAAATTGACCAAGGCATTCAAAATGCTGCTGAAATTGCTCGTGAGCATGGCATGGAACGTGCCTTTTGCATTGCTCCCACTGCATCCTGCTCCTATCGCTATTTAGACACCAGGGGTTTTACTACGGCTCCTGAAATTGCTCCTCCCATTGCTCGCACTGTTGATCGCGACAGCGGCACATTTGGCGTGGAGAGCTTTGATTATGGCGACGTAGAAACTGCTGCAGAAGTGGGCTGGCCTGTTTTCTTTAAAGCAGCCAATGGTTTAGTAAGCCTTTTTCAACGCACAGGCTTGTTCCATGGCTATTCATTCAATTCTTGGTCGGATGTTGTCATTTATGACGAAGCCTTCCTGAAGAATTGGCTAGACTCTCCTCAGACGAGCCTCTATTACAGCTTGCAAGTCCTGCCTGATACTCAGCGCAAGGACGACGCATATGCTGCGTTGGACGACGACTTTAAGAGCATGTTTGGTCTCAATGAAGAGACTGAGCAGGATTCTGCGTCTTGTTCGCTCGAGGCTGGATACTGCGCTGCCTGCGCTGAATGACCAAAAAGAAGGGGCCTTATGGCCCCTTTTCTCCTCACCATTGAACGATACTACGACCATGACGACGAAGAGCCCCTATCTGTCGATGATTGCTAAAAAACGGCCTTGGCAAGCTGTTGCCGTGGACAAGGGCATGGTGCAAGAAGGCAGTGAGGCTACGCTTGGCAAACTGCTGGCTTTGCGTCATCTGGAACTGCCCGTGAAGGACTTTCTGGAACAAGGCTTAGAGCGTGATCTGCCGTCCACTCCTGGCGTTGTAGAAGCGCTGCGGCATAACCAAGAAGATGAGCAGCGTCATGATCAGGCCCTGAACTACATTGTTGCTGCTCATGGTGCCGATGAGAAAGCCGAAAAAGAAGTTGAGGGCATTCTGAAGGCATGGCAAGAGCATCCTGCCCACCCCATTTTGAAAGCTGCCATTTTGGAACGCAGTATTTTCTTTGTTGTGCTGCCGTTCTTCCGTTTCAACGGAGATATGGGCATCCGCACTGTGGCTGCTGATATTAGTCGTGATGAGATTACGCATGTTGGCGTGCATAGTCTTGTGGCTAAAGAGCTAAACGAGAATGCTGGTCAGAGTCTGAATAAACTGCGTCGTGCCACTGCATTGTGGGCGTTTGATGCGCTGGGCATGAGCGAGAACAAATGGCTGAATAAAGACTTCTGGCTTAAGCAAAGTGATAGTTTGTTTGAGAAAGGCAAAGCTGATGGTCTCATTGAGACACAACGAAGCCGAGTCCCGGCGTTTTTCGAGACTGCCAACACTAATTTGCCTTCCTACGGCAGGGCTTGATGCTACACTTGCGGCGGTATACGCCTGATTCAAATCTTCAAGCAGTTTTCTCTGCTTTCAGCTAGATATTAGGCTATTACTGTTCCCGCTCTGCATTAGCATCGGGCTCCGCCCCCAAGCTTAGCTCTCGGACGAAAACCAATTTGTTGGCGCCAACAAAATGGTTTTTAGAGATGATGCTCAAACAGGGGGCTCTTGGCCCTGAAGTGTTGGCACACGTCATGCAGATAGCATGGAATACTGAGTTCGATTCTCAGCAGCGCCTTTTCTCCATTGAACCATGAGTGCCTTCGTCATCGCAGACACGCATTTTGGCCACGCCAAAAGCATTTCCTTTCTGCGTCCTGATGGCGAATTGCTGCGTCCATTTTCTTCTGTAGAAGAAATGGACGAAACAATGGTTGAACGATGGAACGGGAAGGTAGGCAAGCGCGATACTATTTACCACTTGGGTGATGTAGTGATTCCTCGTGCAAGTTTGAAAATTCTTGACCGCCTTAATGGACGCAAGATTCTCATTCGCGGGAATCATGACATCGGAGCATTGAAAGACTTTTCTAAATATTTTGAGGACGTGCGAGGAGCATTCTTTCACAATGGCGATTCGACCATGCGTGGCGGATTAATCTTCACTCATATTCCCGTGCATCCAGCATGCTTATCGGGGCATTATTTAGGCAATGTTCATGGTCATTTGCATTGCCACCAAGTTCTTAATGAAAAAGGAGAAATTGATAAGCGTTATTACAATGCTTGCGTGGAAAGGAATGATTTCGCTCCAGTAGCATTTGAAGAGATAAAAGCCTTCTTCAAGGGCCATGACGGAACGCAGGACTTTTAATACTCCCCTGCGCGAGCCATTGAATCCCATCATCTACCAATCTTTGCGAGCCATTGATTGGCACAATGCCCAATATTTTCTCACCATGGACCAGTGGCATCTTGAAAAAGCTGCCATTATTAGGCAGTATGTGACAGAGCTAAAGGCCTGGATTTATGAGCAGGAAGAAAGGGGCGTGGAAATTATGGTGCTTGGCCCTAGGCGAGAAGGCGAGCAAGCATGATCATGAAGCGGACAAGGTGGCGCTCATTCGCACATTGATCTTTATTTCCTACTTGGTTACAAATGTCTTCATAATTTCTGGCGTGGTCCGACACTGGGATGATGGATTAAGGCAACATGAAGGATCTTTAAGTTGCTTGAAGGCAACAAAAAGGGGAGCCTAAGCTCCCCTTCTGCCTAACGCCAAGCTCTTTTGAACAGCAAGTAAATGCCGTGAGAAAGTAAGAAGCGTGTCGGCTTCAAAAGTTTACCACACTGATCCGTCAGAACCAATGAGGCTTAGGCACATAGGCAACGCCACGATAGACAAGGCTTGCCATTTGTGCTTCACGCAGACGAGCTGCTTTCTCAAGCTGTTGCTTGATGAGGGCGAGTGGGTTCATGATGGTTCCCGATGATGCTGGTCCCGTTCCGTACCAGCAGGTCATGCGCCCCTTACGGGGTGAACGTACAAACAGTGTAGCAAAGTGCCCTCAGTGGGACTTGAACCCACACTGAAGCGGTTTTAAGCCGCTTGCCTCTTCCGGTTGGGCTACAAGGGCTCATGAGCAAAGAGGGCGTCGGGCGGGGCTTCAATCCGCCTTGTACGACATTTCAAAACGGGTTGGCCCGTTTCCCTCTTTCCCCTGGTACGAAACAATGGCGCCTGAAACCATTGTTCCTTGTTGAACTAACGCTGGCCAGCGTGCTTCGCGAAAGCTCCAAAAGCATAGCATGGCTTTTGATGATCAAACGTCATATTCTCTTAAGGAAGCATTCTCAGGAAAGAAACCTTCTTCTGCGTCGTAAGCCTGCTCAAGAACCTCAATTTGCTTCAGACGTTTGGCGTGAGCCTGGAGCTTTGGGAGGAGAGTGGGGATGTAAAGATGTTCGGCGGCAAGAAGCTGCAAGGCAGTTTGCCTATTGGAGCTTCCGCATTCAAGCAGGGAGGTGAGAAACTTTACCTCCTGCATAGTTAAATCGCTGTTCTTCATTCCATAGGAGAACTATTGTTTGAAAATCATACTAGGAGATAAGACTATCAATCCAACCAATGTCATCGTCTTTGCTAGCAGCAAGAATTGCGCCTGCCATTGCAAACGCTAAGTCGTCAATTCCAGACGCTTTGCCGCCAGTAACGCTCCATTGTCCACTGGGTTTATAGATGACCGTGAGATTTTTAAGCTGCATAATTGCTTTCTCATGGCGATAAATATTGATTTGTCCTGCATTAAACAATTCGCGCATCTTGCTGAATGCTTTCATCTTGGAGCTAACTGTCCAAGTGAGTTCAGTGATGGGCAAATCACTAGCCAAGCTTTGGATGGTGCCAGCACTATTGAACTGGTCCATCACGATGGTGTCAAACACATATAGGCGATGCTGTTCCTTAATCCAATCTTCCACTGCATTGATATTCACTTCCATCCTTCCATTGATTTCAAAATCAGCGACGAACGAATGGAACTTGTCAACGACTAACGTGCCGTTTTCGTAGTGAACAATACAAGCAGTGTAGTCGTCACGGCCAACGCCACCACGGGCGGGGTCAAGGGCAAGTACATAGGCCCCTTGGAATTCAGGGCGTGGTGGTAGAGCGGCTCTACGGTCATCAATACAGGCGTCAATAACATCGCTTGCAACAAGGGCTGAAAGATTGCTTGCGAATTGCGCCCCATACTCAACTTTAAACTTCTCCGGATCGCGCTGTCTCTCTGTGTCAAGAAACTCTTGCGAAATACTTGGGTTCATCTCCCACGTTGGGAGATTCACTGCCTGCATGAAGGGGAAGCGGCCAGAGCTTGCTTCTTTGAAATGCTGGTAGAAAATACCGTCTGTTAGCCATGGAGACGACAGTTCAAGAATGCGTCCTTTCCCTCCGAACTGGGCGATAGCGGGAGAAAGTGCGTCGTAAATGCCCCTGCCGCCGCTGTTTGCATCGCCTTCAGTGGCAAATGCAAGTTCGTCAAACACTGCGCCTGCACAAGCGAGGCCACGAGCAGCACGGCCTGAAGTGGGAATGGCTTTAAAGACGCAGTTGTTGCTTAGTTCAATGATGTCGGCGGTTTCGCGAACGATTTCTTGGGCGAAGGGACTATCAAGGATTAGCTGACGAATGTTGTTGAGAGCAATACGAGCCTGGTCTTGACTGTTTGCTACGGTCACGATGTACCATTTCTCGCCTTTTCTTACTCGCCTGCGATATTCATCTTCCAAGACGAAGCACATATAGACGCAGGCCACTGCAGCCATGACAGTCTTGCCTGATCGTCGCCCAAGAGCCCACACTGCATGGCTCTTATCTGGCTGGAAGAAGGTGTCAAGGATTTTCGCTTGCTGGGGATAAAGATCCAGCTTGAGAGCGTGTCTTGAAAAATCAGAACATTTCAGCATGGCGCAAGTCTATAAGAGGAAGCAATGCAGATTGCGGAACGAAATAAGCTGGTCTTCCGCCCGCAGGATCTTTTCTCCATTGTTCCTTCATGGCATCCTCACTCTTTATCCAACCATGGAGAAGAGTGATTTTGTTTTGTATCGTAACTAACACTAAGGTTTTTCCCGGCTTCTCGTCTAATTGGCAGATGAGATCGTAATCATGACGAGAGCGTGTTTTCACATCAATATTTGGAGGCAGGTCTGAAGAGCCTCGCTTTGCTTCTGTTTCTTGATAGAGAAACTCCCGTAGCTGGAGATAATCTGCCACTGCTAATTCGCCAGCGGCGCCAAGCTTGTGAAAGAACAAAGCCTTATCACCATCAGCCGGACCACCATTGCGCCCTTTTAAGCCTTTCTTCTCATTTACGAGCTGCCTGCGCATGGCTTCTGCCCGCACAAGCTCCTTGTCTTTGTCGCTGAAATGAAAAACAATGCCAAAGCTGGCCATAGTGTGCATAAGCTACGCGCCAATGTAGCCAGGTTCTAGAATAAAAGCAACACATTATGGCCATAAATAAAGCTTATGGAAAGCGAAGCAATTGATCTTGGTCACGTTGGTAGTGGTGGAGTGAGGGCTGATGGTCTTCAAAATGTGCTCATTGGCATGGGTACTGGTCGAGACAAGGCGCAATACACTAAGACCACTGCTACGATTTTCTTAGCCCAAGAAGAACTAGAAAATCTTTATGGCGAATGGCTTCCTCGTCGCATTGTTGATATTTATGCTGACCAAGCCACGCGGAAAGGCTTCAAAGTATTGTTTGGCGGAGACGGCGTCAGAGCCGAAGAAGTGCAGGGCATTGAACAAGTAATTGAAGACCTCTACATCCTTGAACACCTCAACCTCGCAGCGAAGAACGCCCGCCTTTATGGGGGTGCTTGTCTACTTCTCTTTATTGACGATGGCCGTCCCGCTTACATGCCTGTCGATAAACGCAACATTCGTCGGATTGAAGACATTGAATGTCTTGATCGATGGCAAATTGCGCCCGTCATTAATGAAGAAAACTTATACGACTATTCAAAAGCCACTTATTATCAGATCATCTCTGGTGATTTAATTAACCAGCCGCAACTTTCTTATATCCATAAAGATAGGATTTTGCGTTTTGATGGTGACTGGCTTCCTTATCGCGTGAGGCAGCGTAATTATGGCTGGGGCATGAGCAGCTTGCAAACTGTTTATGACAGCTTTAGGCATTATTGGACAGGTTTGAATTCAGCAGCAACGCTCCTCACTGAATTTGACATTTTTGTTCATAAAGTGAGAGGCCTTGCATCAATGCTGGCTGCTGGCAAGGAAAGTTCCATTCGTGATCGTTTGCAAGTGAATGACATGAGCAAGAGCATCTATCGCGGCTACGCGATTGATGCGGAGAAGGAGGAGCTTGAATTTATTAGCCGCAACTTTGGAGGCATTGGAGAAATCCTTGAGAAACTGCGCGTAGACATTATTGGCGCCAGCAAGATTCCCCATACAGTGCTGTTTGGCGAGAGCCCCAGTGGTCTTGGTTCCACTGGTCGCAGCGAAGAGCGTGATTTTGCGAAGACTCTTGCTGATTATCAAAGCGTCCATTTCAAGCGGCCCATCAAGAAGCTGATGGAAATGATCATGCTGAGCAAGGAGGGTCCGACGAACGGAGAGCTTCCTGAATCGTGGCGCATTGCTTTCAATCCATTGTTTGAGCTTAATGAGCGCGAAATGGCTGACGTACGGGCGCGCGTGGCGGCCGTAGACGGTCGTTACATCCAGCTAGGCGTACTGAGTCCCAAGGAAGTGGCAGATGCCCGTTATGGCGGTTCTGAATGGAGCATGGAACTCACACTCGATCCGTCCGTAGTGCGGGAACTTCCCACTCAAGCTGGGGGTGGTTCCACTCAGAAAGGGGGTGACGGAAAAATGGCAGTGCCTCCTGGTGGCCGTGATCCCATGAACGAGGAAAACGGTACGCTTCCCATGGACGGTAGTCGTGAAGTGGAAGATTCCGCTGGCCTTTATCTTCCTGGCGATTTAGAGAAAGTTCGTGGTGACGTAACCTTCACTGACAAAGAGCTGCATTCACGAGCAGTGAGCGCTGCCAAGAGCAAGTTTAAAGTGTGGCCCTCGGCTTATGCCAGTGGTTACGTGGTGCAACAGTACAAGCAAATGTACAAGAAGAAGCACGGTTCACTGAGTGGAGCATTTAAGAGCGACGAACAGGAGCTTCATGCTGATGATCTTGACAAATGGTTCAAGGAAAAATGGGTGAGGATTGGCGCCAGCGGCGAAATTCTTGGTCCCTGTGGCGCTCGTGAAGAGAAAGAAGGCAAGCCTAAGTGTCTTCCGCAAGCCAAGGCGCAAGCCATGAGCAAAGAAGAGCGTCAAACAATTGTTGCTCGTAAGCGCAAAGCTGATCCCGATCCCGAACGTAAAGGAAAAGCAAAGAATGTGAGTAGCAAAGTTGATGCGATGGAGCCCATGAAAGTGGAAGGCCTCATCCTTTCTGACCTTGACGAAGCTGCATTAATTAGCCCTGAAGACATTGATGCTGCATTGAACCAATGGAAGGAGGAAGCGCCTGAGCGTTTCAAGGATATTCTGGAGGCTGAAGATGCAAGGCCTGAATGATTTATCAACGTTCACAGCCATTCTTGAACAGCGTTTTGACCAATCCTCATGGCGCTACGATCCCGTTAGTGGCCGTTATCGCGGAAGCAATGGACGGTTCCTCAGTCAGTCTGCCGTGGAAGCTTTGGTGGATGGTCGAATTAACAAGCTTGGCACTTTGTTGCGTCGTCTTACAAACATGCTTGATGACGGCAGCATTAGCTTGGTTCAATGGCAAGAAAGCGTAAGAGAAACGCTTAAGCTTGCTCATACACAAGCGGCGATCATTGGCAATGGTGGACGGGATACGATGCAAGCTTCGGACTGGGGCCGCATCGGTCAGCGCCTTCGTGCGGAATACCGTTATCTGGAGAGTTTTGCTCGCGATCTTCTGGCTGGGAGCATTTCTGCTCCCATGGCTCTTGCTCGTATCGGCATGTACGCTCAAGCTGTGCGAGGTTCTTACTGGGAAGGCACCACAATTCGCCAGGAGAAGCAAGGGTATAGCTTGATGAGGCGCATTCTCGATCCACAAGCGAAGCATTGTGACGACTGCTTGCGTTATGCAAGTCGAGGAGCTGTTTCCATTGGAAGTCTGCCCATGCCGGGCCAGCGGTGTGCCTGCATGAGCAATTGCAAATGCCGCGTACAATACATGCGTCAACAAGCGCCAGTCGTGGCGGTTTGAGCATGGATGTATTAGTTGGAAGCACGGGCCTGATTGGAAGCGTTTTGCGCGAGCATCACGATTTTGATTGCCGCTTTAATTCTGAAAACATTCATCTTGCCCCGTTGCTGAAGGAGGATATTGACAAGCTTTATTTAGCTTGTTTACCAGCGGAAAAGTGGAGAGCAAATCAGGCGCCGATGGCTGACTTCGACAACATGTATCACGTCTTGACGAAGATCAGGCTATGGAAACCGAGGGAAGTCATTCTCTATTCCACCATCGATATTTATAGTCAAACTTATAAATATGTGGAGAACTTCCCGGAAATTCATTTCATTAACTATGGCTCCACGCGATACATTTTTGAACTATTAATTAAGACTACTTTCCCTGATGCTGTAATTACCATCATTCGCTTGCCTGCATTATTTCACAAGCGCATCAAGAAAAACATCTTGTTTGATCTCCTTAATAACAATAACATTGAAAAGATCAATGCCAATTCTTGTTATCAATGGTACGACTTGAAAGACTTATGGCTTCACACTGAAGCTTGTCAAAAAGGCGGAGAGCATCAATGGTTTTCGGAGCCCATTGAAACATTAGAGATTATCGACCTGTGGTTTCCGTGGGCGAAAACAATGGTTGACTGCGGGCCACGCATTGAATATAACTATGCGCCTTATTTCTCCAGTAAGGAAACCACTTTGAAGAAGATGGAGGAGTTTATCAATGCTTGGAATTAGTGCAATTGGCTGGAAAGATGAAGAAGAGCATGAAATCTTAAGTGCTAATGCTGGGGCTTTTAATTTCATTGAACTGGTACCATCTCGCATCTTTGCCAGAAACGAAGACTTTGGCGACATTGCAAAGCGCTACAGGGAGCATTATGGGCTTTGGGCGTATTCTGCTCAGGCACTGTTCTACGACAGTGCCGTTCAAAGCTTTGAAGACACTGCTGCCACGCAAGAGCATTTGCTGAGAGTGGTGAAGCTTGGCTCGCTGATGGGCATTAAGCGCTTTGTCCTTGGTAGCCCCGCTTTGCGCCGGGGCAGCCCGTCAAGCTTGATGGAAGTTTTGAAGCGCATGGATTCAATCCTGGAGGCTAATGATGCCATCCTTTGCATTGAACCTATTGCCAAAGCATTTGGTGGAAAGTATTTCTACACAGTCGAGGAGATTATCAATCACATTGATTTTTACAATTTGCGCAATGTAAAAACAATGCTTGATACAAACAATGCTTGGTTACAGGGCGATAGTCCGACAAAGATTATTAAGCATTATTTCCGCTTCGTTGCTCATGTTCATATCAGCGACACTGACAATGGTCCTATTTTGAACCAGTATGAACACAAGCAAATCAAACGGCTTTTAGTTGCAAGCAGCTACCAAGGCGGAATCACTCGCGAGCTTGTAAACGTTTCTCAACATCATCGAGAATATCCGTTGTTTAGGCAGCTTTATGGCTGAGCAATAATTTGCCTAGCCATGCTTTCAATGGCATAGATGCCTTGAATTTTGCCTGTGAAGAAAGAGAATAGATTTTCGTCTTGGCGCATTAGTGGCGTGCGATTGGCGCTACTGTCTTTTGTTTTCGCTTTAATTGAAAGAGTGGGGAATAGATAGTCAAAACTATCAGCGAAGCTTGGCCAGTAGCGCTCCACATGCTGCTCAATTAACTGCCTCACATTGTCCGCATTGTCGAGCGAGTTGTCGCTCATAATACCATGCTTCACATGGCTTAATGAGAAGCATTTGTCGTTATATGGGTAGATGGAGAATAGTTCTCCGTCGATATACGTGAGGGCGCCAAAGGGAATAGGAGTCTTCGGGCGATAAATAAACATTGCCACTGCTTCAAAGAAATGAGAAGGCAATGGCTCCAAGAGGGCATTGTTAGTGCAATCAAAAACAAAATCGTAATCTTGCTTTAGCGCCTGCAGATTACATTGCTGAATCTTTTCCTTTTTCACCAACGGCTCTAAGCACCATTGGAAATATAAGCTTGCTCCAATGGCGTCAATACGCTTTTCGGGCGTATTTAGCAAAAGCGATGTGTGGTTAAAGGCTTGTGGATCTAGCGAAGCGTGCGGACCATTCCCAAAAATAATTGAAATGGTTTCAGCGTCAAGAAGACTTTCATCTTCCGAAACTGCATAGTAATTATTTTCTACATCATGAACTAAATCACCATAGTCCTCCATAAAGCGCACGAAAGTGGTGGCGCACAAGCGGCGAGTGGCAGCATTTCTGGCATAGTGATAGCCATAGTGCAAGCGGTTTTGATTGATAAAAGACGTTTCTGAAATGAGCGTATGATTCTTTTCATACAGCGTCACTTCCATTTCATTACGAAGTGCCATTGCTAAATGGCATCCCACCCAGCCTCCGCCAATAATTGCTACACGCTTCATCAGATGTCAATACAGAGGTGGGGTTGTACGCCTTGCCAGTTGCTTTTAGCTTTAGCAAGGTGCAATTGCGGGAAGTATTCAATACGGCGCTGCATGCCAGTGCCATATGGATCTGCATGTCCTTGATAGTTCCATTCATCAGGACCGTGCTTGTCTGGATGGTAAATATGGCAAGGCACATCTTGGAGCTTCCAGAGCATGTAGTCTTCGTTTGGCACGCCCCACTGCTTCCATTGCTGCAATGCTTCAGGAGAGCTGTCTAAGTTTTTGATGGCCATCAAGCGCTCTTTGTGAGTCATGAGGTAGTCGTAGCGATAAAGCCCGATGCTCATTGATGGCGTTTGTTTCATTGCCACTTTCTCTGGGGCCTCCACGGGAGGCTCATAAGCCAATGCTTTAAAGAGGGGGCCTGCAATGCAAGTGTCGTGAAGAAGAAACCAATATTTGCTTTCCATTGAATGCTCCACAATTTCAATGAGCGGCGTGTATTCAAAGGAATTCTGCTGCGTCAGCAGCATTGGCACGCCTTTGTAGCTTGTATTGGCGCGAACAGTTTGTCCGCCATTGACAATCAAAATTTCCTCTTGCTTGATGCCAGCAGCAAGCAAACTGGGAATGATGACGGGAATCGTATGCGGGGCAAACTTCTTGCACGTACTAATGCAAAAGCGTATTGAGGCGGGAGGCAGTGTCATTTTTCCTGTTTTGCCATCAGTATAAAAGCCCCTTAAGATGACGAAGATTCAGAGGAGACTATGGCTCGCATTCTTTATTGTGGTGATGCGTTTGTAGAAACAGGCTTTGGGCGAGTGGCTCAATACTTGCTCCCTGCATTAGCAGAAGAGCATGAAGTGGCAGTATTGGCAGTCAACTACCATGGCGATCCTCATCCAGAAGCGAAGAACTATACGGTCTATCCTGCAATGCTGCATGGAAACGATCCCTTTGGCTCCCACCGCGTTGCAAGTGTCATTCAAACCTTCAAGCCAGACCTCGTGTGGGTGACTAATGACATCTGGATTGCTTTGCAGCTATGGGAAAAAGCTAAGCCGTTTAAAGAGCAGCTTGGTTTCAAATGGTTTGTCTACACTCCCATTGACTCGTACGGCCTGTTTCCAGACCTTGCAGCTCCCATGATGGAATGGGATGGCTTGGCAACTTACACAGAATTTGCCAAGAAAGAGCTTGAGCTAATGGGTTATACAAAGCCCATTCGCATCATCGGTCATGGCACTGATTTCACAAAGTTCTTCCCCATGGACAAGGAAGAATGTCGCAAGAAGCTTGGCGTGCCAGATGATGTGTTTGTCGTGTTTAATGGCAACAGGAATCAACCGCGCAAGCGCATTGATCTGACAATTAAAGCATTCATCAAGTTTGCTAAAGGCAAGGACGACGCTCGTCTATGGCTCAATATGGGCAGTAAAGACTTGGGGTGGGAATTAATCCCCCTGTTTAAGCGTGTGGCGCGTGACGAAGGGTTTGACCCCACTAGCAAACTCATCTTGACAAGTCCACATTTTTCAGTTGATAACTGTCTTCCTGTTGAGCAGCTTAATCAAGTGTATAACGCTGCTGATATTGGCATTAACACTTGCATTGGCGAGGGATGGGGCCTGGTCAACTCGGAGCACGGTTCCACTGGCGTGGCGCAAGTGGTTCCTGACCATACAAGCCTGGCTGAAATCTTTGATGAAGTGCCGCGCATTGAATGTAATGCCAGTGAAACTGACAGGAATTATGGCTTGGAACGTTTGCTTCCCGATCCGCAATCTGCCGCAGACATTCTCACTTACTACTACGAGAACCGCGACGTTCTGAAGCAGCATGGACAATGGTGCTACAAGCGTCTCCATGAGGAGCCTTTCACATGGCCTTATATTCAACAGCAGCTTAAAGACGCAGTGAATGAAACTCTTGCTGCTAAGCCAGCGGAGCCCGAATTTAAGGGCTTCGGTACTCCTGCCAAGATTGCTTGATCGCCATGCAAATTTCACAAATTTTTCTTTCTACTGATCCAGCGGAAGAGCTGAGTCCATTTCTCAAGCATGCCACTGGAACTATTGACGCATGTTTTCCTGATGCTGAGCATGTCATTTACAACAATGACATGCTTCGTGCTTTCATTGCTGAAAACTATGGGGAGGAGGTGGTATGGGCGTATGATTGCCTGGCGCCATTCTCTTACAAGGCGGACCTTGGTCGATTCTGCTTGCTGAATAAACTTGGCGGCTGGTATTTTGACATTGGCGTGAGAGCCTTTAATGCAGTGGACCTTGGTGATCGCATTGAATTTTTGGCTTTTCGTGATATTCAACGCTTTAGCTACACAAGCTGGGCCTGTGCTACAACCGTGCTCTATTCCAAGCCAAACAATGCGGCGCTACAAACTGCCATTGAAATGATTGTGGCCAATTGCATTGAGCAATACTATGGCATCACGCCATTGTGCCCCACTGGCCCCACTCTTCTAGGTAAAGCGCTTGCCGTAAATGGCAGCCAAGCTAATTTTGTCTATGGTGACTACCTTGAACTGACGCCTACACATGGTCAGAAGAACAGAGCGTTCGTATTGCCCGATGGTACGATTATGGCCTGGAGCAAGCCTGCAGGAGGTGGCGATCTCACTGGCCTTGGGGCTAAGGGCGTAAACAATTACAACGAGCTGTGGGCGTCGAGGAAAGTTTATGCAACCGTCTGATTGCACCATTTATGCCGTGTGCATTCCTGGTGAGAAGGTGAGATATGAAGCCCGGTCTCGCATTGTTCCCATTATGGGAGGAGCATATGCTTTGTCTAGTGAGGAGCGTGAAACGCTCCGCAGGCAAGGTTACGTGTTTGACGATGAGAATGCTTCTCTTTCCACTCGTAATAGTCGATGGGGAGAATTGTCTTGTATTTCTTGGATGATTCTCAATGCCAATGAAAAGAATATTGGCAATGCACAATACAGGCGTAATTGGCTGGAACCAAATGATCAATGGTACGACGAGAATACGTTGTATTTCCCAGAACCCGCATTGTTCAACTGCACATTAGAGCAGCAGTTTTATGGTGGGCATTCTGCTTTTGATGCTCCTGCTATCACTAGGGAAATTGCGGATTCAGGAAGCTGGCTCTTTTCAAGGGAAGAAATTGATGCCATCTGGAAGCAAAACAGCTTTATTGGCTGCAATATGGCCAGAGGAAGCAATGTTCAATACAAGCAATTTATGAGCGCATTGTTTGTGGCATTGGCCCCCATTTGGCACAAGCATGAAGAACAGTTTCTTCGCATTGGAGGCTATGACAAGAGGGCATTGGCTTTTATTGCCGAGCGTCTTATTACTGGCATGGTTTTGTATCGCGACAAACTTTTTCCTGACATGAATATTGCCACTGCTCCTATAGGATTCATCCATTGATTATGCTTAAGAAAAGCATTTAGGCCATGACCAAGAAAGAAAAGCAGGCAAAAATCGCCAAGGTAATGCGTGAATTTAAAGGGGGCAAGCTGAAGAGCAGCAGTGGTGAACCAGTGAAGAGCCCGAAACAAGCTCTGGCAATTGCCCTGTCCGAAGCTGGTATGTCGCGCAAACCGAAGAAAGATATGAGCGACGAATACTATATGGGGTTCTTTAAGGAGCTTGCTGGTGAGGAAGAGGAGGAGGAAATGGATGGGAGTTGCGGAAAAAAGCACTGAGGGGAGACGCTGAAAGCTTCTCCCCTCCTGCTGCCGTAAGGAGCGCTGCCCGTCGTGGCTTAGAGCTGCGAAAGAAACACGGCAAAGGCGGTTTGACGACGCAGGAGGCGGGGAAGCAGGGTATTGGTAGTGGCGTGGCAAGAGCCGGCGACCTTGCTGGCGGCAGCAAAATTAGCTACGCCACTATCAAGCGCATGTCTGCGTTCTTTTCTCGCCATGAAAAGAATAAAAGTGGTGGCGAAAATGATGCTGGATATATTGCTTGGCTTTTATGGGGAGGCGATGCCGGGAGGGCATGGGCAAATCGCATCATTAAAATGGTGGAAAGTCGAAACAAAGATCAATGAGCGAATACGTACGCGTCATCGAACAAGAGGATGAAGGCATTGGTCTTTTACAGGCGCTGTCTATTCTTTCTTCCAACGAGCATCGCAATACTTCTCGGTGGGAACTGGTGGAGAAGCAATGCTTTAAGAATGGGCGACTAGATGAGACGCATATCTATGTGATGAGTGTTTACGAAAAGCCTGACCCTCATTTTGAGCCAACTAAATTTCTAACGTTTGAAATTGAGGCAATGGCAAAATCGTACATCATGGAAGGCATTGAAGACCAGCTTCGTGATATTCGCGGAGAAGATGACGAAGACGAAGACTAATCTCGCTTTGTATTAAGGATGAATGATGGGTAGCCCATCAGCCACAGCACGCTAATGCCGTAGAGTCCGCTGAGAGTGCGAATTTGCACGCAGTCTGGAGCAAGTTCTGCACGTTCCATGCGGGAATAAGAGCTTTGGCTTGTATGCAAAGCTTCTGCTACGTTCTTCTGCGAGAGCCCGCTGTTAAGGCGGGCTTCTTTAATGCGAGAAGCAATAAGCAGGCGAGCTTGCTGATGTGGCATTTTAAGCACATCGGCGCTGCTCTTCTTGAGGAACATCATTTCCTAGTCAGTTCTGAATAGTTGTTTTTATAATAAACTAAGTTTATTGATAAAGTGAGTATATGAGCACCACATCTTGTCGCTACGATTTCTCTCCTATTGAGAAATATGAGGTGACGCCTGAAGGTTATCTTCGGGCATGGGCCTCAATTGCTCGCACTGGCATTCAGCTCTACACAGATGCTGATGGTTCAGTGCGTCGTGAATATAGGCCTGAAACAGAAGTGGCGTCTCCCGATAGTCTTGCTTCCTTTGCGGGCAAGGCAATCACTTCGGAACATCCTCCCGTTCTTCTTGATGCCGACAATACTAAAGACTACCAAGTAGGATTTAGCGGCACTGAAGTGGTGTACGACAATGGTTTTGTCAAAGCTGTAATGACAATTACGGACAAGGAAACCATTGATCGCATCATGCGGGGCGATGCTCGTGAGGTAAGCGCTGGCTATAGGGTTAATTATGATCCTACGCCTGGCGTTACTGATAGCGGTGAGCATTACGATGGCATCCAAAAGGAAATCCTTGGTAATCACATCGCCGTTGTTCGTCGGGGCCGCGCTGGCCCGCAAGTGAAGCTTCATCTTGATCGTCAAGATGCAGCAGATCCATCTCTAATTTCCATTGAGGAAAATACAACTATGAGCGCGAAAGTCGTTTTCGACGGCGCCGAGTTTGAAGTGACGGAGAGCGTTGCTCTTGCGATCACTAAAGAACGCGAAGACGCCAAAATGTCCTACGAGGACATGAAGAAAAAGTACGACGCCATGATGTCCGAAGCTTCCAAAATGAAGGAAGAAATGGACGCCATGGAAAAGGAAATGAAGGGCAAGTGTGATTCCGCTGAGGGTCGCGCTGATGCTCTGGCAGAACAAGTTGAAGAACTGACTGCTGAATTGGCTGCCGCCAAGGAAATCAATCTTGATTCCATGGTGGAAGAGCGTGTGGCTCTCATCGAGAAGGCTAAGCCTGTTCTTGATGCTGCTTACGCTTTCGCTGGCAAAACCGCCCGTGAAGTGATGGTTGATTCCATCAAGGCAGTGCGTGGTGATGAGCTTGATCTTTCCGAGAAGAGCGACGACTACGTGCAAGCAATGTTTGATACTCTCTCTGAGGGTCGCAAAGATTCTGCCACCACTGACGAGCTGCGCAAAGTCGTAGCTTCCATTGCTTCTCCTGTGTCTGCACCTTCGTCCTATCTGGACATGCTGCAGAATGCTTGGAAGAAGCCCCTTTCCATCTCCAAGGAGGCTAAGTAATTATGGCCGTAACTTTCTCTGCTTCGGGCACTGCCTCCGCTGGTGGCGTGCAACAGGCTTATAGCCTGCAGCACAACGCATTGCTGGAAGGTCAACTGTCTGACATCCGCGACAACACTATCACCACTCGCCTTAACGAAACTGGCGCTGTTGTGCCTTTCGGTAATCTGGTGGTATACAACACTGCTGGCACTGTTGCCAACTCCGCTACTACCATCTCTGGCGCTTCTGACACTGTGCTGGGCGTTAACGTCCTCACCTATGTTGATGAAACCGCCCTGGACGCAAACAATCGTCCTGGTGTGAAGAACCAGCAAGCCATGAACGTGGCCAATGAAGGTGCAGTTGCCGTTTACGTGACTGGCGCCGTTACTCCCGCATCGCCCGTGCGTGTGCTGTATTCCGCTAGCGGCACTGGCAAGGTTGGTCAGTTCTCCCATGCTTTCGCATCGGGCAAAACTGTTCGCCTCGCTAACGCTCGTTTCCTCACCTCTACCACTGGCAGCGGCCTCGCTGTTCTGGAGCTGAATGGTCCGAGCTTCACCCTCTCTGCTGATTCTTGATAGGAGGCTCTTAAAAATGTCTGAATTCCGTATGGATGATGCGGGCCTGTTCCTTGAGCGTCAGCTTGAGTACATTCGCCCCCAAGTCTTTGAAGTGCAGTATGCGGATATTAAATATCCCACTGTGCTGCCCGTCACTGCTGAAGCTGGTCCTGGCGCCCAGACCTTCACCTATCGCATCATGGACTCCACTGGTGAGTTCCGTCTGATTGCGGACGCCGCTGATGATCTGCCCCGCGCTGACATCAGCCAAGTGGAGAAGAGCATCAACATCCGTTCCTTCGGTGGCAGCTTTGGCTACACCGTGCAGGAACTGCGTGCTGCTCAAATGGCCAACATCGCCTTGGAGCAGCGTCGTGCTGCTGCTGTGCGTCGTGCCTATGAAGAGAAAGTGGAGAGCCTGGCTTTCTTCGGCGAAAGCTCTGTGGGTCTCGCTGGTTTCTTCAACAACTCCACTGTGGACGTTGTTGCTGCTGACAAGTGGTTTACCACTGCTGGCACCACTGCTCAAGAAATGCTGGAACTGCTGAACTATGGCGTGACTGCCATCATCAACGGCTCCAAGATGAAGGAACAGCCCGACACCATTCTGCTGTCCTACGCGGATTACAACAAGATTAGCACCACTCGCAACTCCGACAGCTCGGACGTGACCGTGCTTGAGTACTTCCTGCGTACCAACCCCTACATCCGCAACGTTGAGCCCATCAACCAACTTGAGGCTGATAACAGCGTGCTGAATACTGACCGTATGGTTGTGTACAAGCGCGATCCTGAGAAGGTGCAACTGCACATTCCTCAGCCTCTTGAGCTGTTCCCGCCCCAACAGCGTGGTCTGGAATTCATCGTTCCTGCTCATGCCCGTGTGGGTGGCGTTGCTCTCTACTATCCCAAGAGCGTGATCTACGTGCAGGCCGCTTCCTGAGGATAGTTAATCAAGAAGGAGGGCGTTAAGCTATTAGCAATTGTTTTTCTTGAACAATGCTGATTGCTTATCGTCCCGAACTTGAAAATCCCCCTCGCGATGCAGGGTTTGGCATTATTACCAGGAGCGGGCTTATTCAACTCACTCCTGGTCTTAATCAGGAAATTCCTGATGAGAAGTGGAAGGAAGCTAAGGAGAACGGCACTGTCAAAAAGCTTCTTGCTATTGGTGCCATTGAAGAAATGAAAGAACAAGTGATGGTAGAAGACCTGCCTGAAAATGTTCAAAGCCTTAGTGAACTTCCCCTTACGCAAGCTATTCGCGCCATTGAACTCATCCATGATCCAGACCGTCTGGCGGATTGGAAGAAGATTGAAGGGCGTATTCGCGTGAGGAATGCCATTGCAAAGCGCGTTGAAGCCATTCGTATTGGGAAGGCCTGATTATGGCAGTCACTTACGCGAACTTCCTTGAGCGCTTCCCTGAATTCAGTCCACATCCTTCTGGCATTGTTAATGGTGCCATTGCAGAAGCTTCTTACGATGCTTCTAGTGATGTGTTTGGGGATCAAACTGACAGGGCAGTCAAGTTTCTTGCTGCTCATATCATTGCCATTCAACTTGCTCAAATGGGCATTCAAATTGGTGCCACTGACGGCAAAGTGTATGGCGAGGGGCTTGATGCCACTCAGTATGGTCAGGAGTTCAAACGAATGACCAATAATCTTCCTCTTTCTTCTGTTGGGTTTGTCGTGTGAGCAATTTCCTGGAGCCACTTGCGAATGCCACCTTGGTGTTTAATGTGGCTTCGGGCTATGTGCTTGACAATGAAACTGGCAACTACGTGCCTGCGGCTACTGGTATTACTTTCTATGCCACGTTAAAGCAGAAGCAAAATCCCCGTTACGACCAACTGCTGGGGGCTGATCTGACTGCCGTCTATATGGAAGGCAGGATGACCAGCCCTCTTGCTTTGTCTGGCGTGACTGTTGGTGATAGTGCTCAGGCAATTATCAATGGAAGGGAAGGAAGGTTTGAACTATTGCCGAATGAACAAATTGCTATTCACTATTGGCAGTTTTTAGGCACGCCTGTCAGGGGAATTTTTAGACTGATTGGCAAAGGAAGCGTGGATAACGCTTAACTCTCTTCTTTCATTGAGGAAATTCTCATGCTCTACCATCCCACGGAATTGGTGAAGAGTCAAGATGTGATTGTCCGCGTGGGTTCCATTGGCGGCACTTCTCGTCCCATCATCACTCAGTCTGGCGCCACCTTCACTGTTAGCGGCGCCCCCACTCTTTATACGCTGCAAGCAGCCACTACTGCATCTGTTGCGTTCAATGACAACAACCAAGAGTTCTATCTGCTTGGTGGCGGCGGTTTTGCTGATAGCGTAATCGTTACCAGCCAAGCCACTGCTTCCATCACTTCCTACTTCCAGAAGGATGTTGATGGCACTGTGTTCCTGCCGAACAGCTTTGATGAAGCTTTCCAAGTGATTAGCTCTTCGCGCTACGACAAGAACGCTGAAGTGTACGTAGAAATCAACAAGCAACTCGGCTCGTCTGGCACTACTTTCTACTACGACCGCGTGGCTTATGTGGGTCGCGTGATGAACTATAACGAGAGCTATCCTGCTGATAACCTCGTTGAGGTGACTTTTGATCTTGTGAGCCGTGGTCGTATTGGTATTCACCAGAATGCTGAAAATACTGGCAGCCTCATCCCGAGCGCTCCCAATTCTTGATCACTGTTAAACTGAGGAAGCAAACACTGATTTCAGCGTGTTTTTCGGCCAAAGGCGCCGCTCTTAGTCCATTTTTCAGGATTGCACCTTCGTTTTCGCTAGCCTGTTCCTACGGGAACAGGCTTTTTAATGAACATTTCACAACTACGCGAAACTGTTACTGAGCTGCTTTCTGCATCGCCTAATCTTATTGGCAATTATACGCTGCCAAATAATTCAACGCTTCCTGCCGTCTATGTAGTGGGCAGACAAAGCGTGCCAAAGGAATGGAAAGTGAAAGGCTTAGAAGTGACCATGCGAGAGTTCCCCAATCGACTGCCTCGTGCCATGGTGGGAATGGTGCAGGTTAATCAATTATGGGAAGTGAGGCTTGCTCAGTTCACACCGAGCAGCGCCACATTGAATGAAGCGATGGAAAGGATGGTCAGGAGGTTTCCTGATTGCACTCCTTCGTATTTTCCTGGTGACGACATCGCCTACGAGCAATGTCAATTTATTATTCCTGATCGCATTGTCAAACAATTATATCCGGCAAGCTAATGACAGCAGTTATCGTTGGCGGAACAATTATCAATGCCAAGCTTATAGAAGCCAAACTTTCTAAGGCTTTTGAAACTTGGACGCGTTTTGACGTGAACGATCACTTTCGCGATCAATTCTTTGAGGAGAAATGGGACTACGGCCGGGACACGAAAAGAAAAGACGGAAGTTTTATCAATGCAGGAAATCGTGATATTTACGACCTTGGCACTCTGTACAAGAGCGGCAGGGATAGCTTTGATGTGTCGCTATCATCATCTGGAGCTGAAGCCACTTGGAATTGGGACGCCACCAATAGCAGTGGGCAGGCTTATGCTCGGTATGTTCACGACGCGCTGAAAGGAACAAACGTGCCATTTGCTAGACCATGGACTCAAGATATTGCTATTCCGAGCAGATTTGAGCAAAGTGCTATTAAACAGCAGCTCTTGCAGCGCATTCGCTTTGCAATGGGACGATGAGAATTGACTATCTATGGAGCACTGACAATACAGTGCATGCTATTAATTGCTTGATTGATGGCACCGCGTTGGAAGTGGGCATACTGTGCCTTATTTCCTGCAAAGAAACCACCATTAGAATAAGCAACGACAATCATTCAATGCTGGTTGAAGTGCCGCCTGAGTTTCGTTCTTCCCATGAGCGAGTGAAGGTGTTCAACGCATTGTTAAACATTCTTGATCATGAGCAAATACAGCTTCCTAGTCCAAACCAAGACTGAAGGCTATTTTGAGCTGCTGCCCGAAATCCGCCTGAAGAAATATGGCAGTTGGCTTGTTGCTGAATCCATCGAACAGGAGGAAATCAGCAAGCTGCAAAGTCAAGCCACTATTCGCGCCGTTCAGCTTGCAAAGCGCATTGCTGCCTCGCGTGAGATTCCCCTGGATGAGGCCTTTGCACTGCTGCAAGGCGGTGGTTCCATTTCGGAAGCCGAGCTGCTCTCTGAATTCACAGAGGAGACACTGAGCATGATCACCAGTGGTTCGTCAGTGGAAGCCACTAACGCTCGAATGGTCACTGCCTTCATCCGTTCTCGTGGGCAGGGTCTTATCGATGGCGAATGGCGCGATCTTGGCGATTGGGAGATTGAAGACACCAAAAATCTTCCTCGCAAAGCCATTGCAAAAGTGGTTGAGTTTATTGCTGAAGAGCAGAATGCTGAGACGCAGGAGGCTGCAGAAGCAAAAAAAGCGACGAAGAGGAATTCTCCTCAGTAGCAGAAAGGCTTGAAGCGCAAGCCAGAAAACAGCTTAAGAGCCTGACAGATTGGAACGAAATCTATTTCAGGCTCTCAGCTTCTGACTTTAAAGACGAGCGATGGAGCGCCAAAAATTTTGGCCTCCAGAAGCTTGATGACGTTAAGCGTGCACTGAAATATCTTGATCGTCATGACATTGCTAAATACAATGTCAGTAGCGTTGCTGTGGCCAAGCTTGGCACCATGGCAGCAGGAATGATGGCGGGCAAGAAGAGCAAGGTGAAGCCTGAAGATTTCCTGCCGTTTGATACGAAGCAGATCAAGAAGGAAGATGGCGTGACAGATGCAAGCTTGATTGTTCTGCAACGTTTAATGAAGACGAGAAGAATGGATGGGCGCGTTATTGCATTGCTTGCTGATGAAATGAAGGCTTTTGCTGGGCGCAATCAGGAACAATGATTATAGAATGAAAGGAATGTAGACGTAAAGACAGATGGCTCAAGACGCCGAATTGAAGCTGAAGGTAAGTCTTGACCTGGCATTTTTTAGGCAGCAATTAAGCACAATTGGCACGCAACTCGGCGGACAGTCTGTTCCCATTGCCATCAGGTTTGACAAGAAAGCAATTGCAGATCAATATCGACTTCTTGATAGGTACATTCGCGGCAAAAAATTTACTGTTGAGCTGAATCTTGTCGGCGGATTAACAAAAAATGAGTTTGACAAAATCAAAGGAAGGCTTGACGATCTGCGCGAACTTCGCAAGGTAGAAATTCCTGTTGGCATTAAGAACGGTGCCACTGGTAAGGACGTTGATAAAGTTGTTGCGTCTATTAAGGAAAGGCTTGCTCAAAACCAGCAAATCAAGCAAGGCGGCGGCAAGCTACGTATTGCAACCAGCATTAAACCGTCCATCACAAATGCAGATGTTTCGGAATTTAAGAAAGCAGTACAGCAAAAATTATCTGGCATTAGCGTTAAAGTTAAAGCGGAAGTTGAAAGAGGTTTTTCTGCCGGGCCAACTGGTGCGGCAGGGCTTTTTGAATACATGCGCTCACAGGGCTTATCGGGCGGTAATGTTCCGCAAGCCACGGAAGTAGGACGTTCTGAGCGACTGAAAAAAGCTCTTGAGGATTTAACCGTCAAGCAACTTCAAGCTCTTGCAAAAGAGCAGGGTATTGGCGGCGTTTCAAGGCTCAAGAAGGATCCGTTAATTGAAAAGCTTGTTACGGAGTTAAATCAAGACATTGCCGAGAATATTCTTGGTAATATCAAAAACCAATTGCGCGATGTTGGGAATGGTCCACTTAAAGGAGTTTTAGATACATTTGCGCGTGGCTTATTCAACATGCTTGGCATGGATCCGGCTGCGATGCGTCAGCAAATGGCTCAGCAACAGGCGGCGCAAGCGGCCAAACTTCAACCATTACCAAAAGTTGCCGGATTACTACCTAGCGTCACGCAGAAAACTTCTATCGCTCAAGGAACAGAAGCAATTATTCAGCAACTTATTGGTCAGCAAGCGGGTGGCGAATCTGGCGTGCTAGTAGATACCAAGCGTATTTACGCTGCTTTACAGAAAAATATTGAAGACTTCTTGCGCCGCACATTTACTGTAATCGAAGTGGATGTGACTCAGACGACCATGGGAATCAAAGATGCCATGGGGGCGTTCGCCTATTTAGCTCAAGCATTGCAAGATGCTGAGAGTAGAGCAGTAAAAGCAAAAATTGGAGATGCAGTTAGCTCTCTCATTACAAAGGTAGTAGGAGCTTTGCGCAGTGCAGAAGCTCAAGCGATAATTCCAGTAAAAGTCGTTGACTATACAGGGCAAAGGAGTGCTCTTCCTCCTACAAGTCCTCGCACTGGCTCTCCACGTTTGGCATTGCCTGCTACTGGCGGAACCACTCCACCCAGTCAGATGCGTTTCAACGCAGTAACATCCGCTGGCGGCTCTGGAGGCGGTCGTGGAGGTGGTTACGTTCCTCCGGGCGGTTTCCCGGAAGATAGCCCCCTTGGTGGTCGTCAAGGTCCAGCCACTTTTATTGGCGCTGGTAGCCAAATGGAGAAATTTAAGACTGGGTTAGACGTGGCAAGTCAGTCAATGAAACAGTTTCGTGCATCCCAGATTCCTCTTGTTGGCGGCTTAAAGGAAATTGCAAGCGAATTTGGTTTTGCTGTTAAGCAAGTATTGCTATTTGGTACGGCATATAAAGGGCTTGCATTTGTACAAAGCTTACCGGGGCAAATTCTAAATGCAGCAAAGAGTCAGCAACAATATAACAATGCCCTTCAGACTGCCACGCAAGACACTGGCACATTCGCGAAGGAACTTTTGTACGTTGATAACGTACAACGTGCATTTGGCTTAAATCTTGAGACAACGCGCTCTGGTTTTACAAAACTTTATGCCTCAATGGCTCCCGCTGACTTTGATTCGGGGTCCATTGAAAAGCTATTCACTGGCATCAGTGCAGCCACTGCTGCATTGCAACTGACGCCTGATAAAGCCGAGCGCGTTATTTATGCCTTTGGGCAAATGGCAAGCAAAGGCCAAATCATGAGTGAAGAGCTTAAGGGGCAATTGGGTGATGTGCTACCTGGTGCTCTTGCGATTTTTGCAAAAGCTGCTGGTATGTCCGTCAAGGAATTTAGCAAGGCGATGGAGGACGGCGAGTTTGTTGGCAGTAAGTTTAGGGATACGTTTGCAAAAGTGGCTGATGAACTGATGACGCGCTTTGGCACCGGAGCGCAAGCGGCAGGACGATCATTGCAAGGTTTATTAAACACAGTTCAAGGGGATTTTCAGCGTACTTTAGAAAGCTTTGCTCCTTTGGCAAACGCTGCTGCTCAGGCTATTTTGTTGCCACTTTCAAGCTCATTGTCTCAATTAAGCAAAGCTGCATCGTTGGCATTTGGAGAACAAGAGCGAGTGAAAAAACAGTTAGAAGATGCGAAATCAAGCGGGGCAAATGCTCAAAGCATTGCAGCTCTTGCCGCAAAACTTTCTGAGCTGAATGCTGCGGCAAGAGATCCGGCCATTGCTAATCAAGCGAAGGATATTGAAGATTTTGTTACAGAAGTAACAAAAGCGGCAAGAGCGGTTAGTGATTTTGCGGGTGGAGTAGGAAGTATTCTCGGCCCAGTTTTTGTGGCTTTGGGAACAAATTTAACTGGCGTTGTAAACACTCTTGCAGTGCTTGCTTTGTCTTTCGCCGCCACGCGAGCGGCGGCAATGCTTGCCATGGGCACCTTGGCCACAATGAATGCAGTGGTCCAAGCGGGCGGGAGTATCAGCGCTGTTGCCGCAGCACGTGCAACTGTATTGGCTGGCGTTTTGCGTCTTGTTGGCGTTTCAGCCACTGGAGCACAAGTGGCGACGATTGGATTTGGAATGGCGGTGAAAGGATTACTGGCTTCTACTGGCATTGGCCTGCTTGTCGTCGCGCTTGGCTCAGTGGCCACGGCATTTTTAAATGTTGGAAATAAAGCCGCAGAAGCTGCAGAAAGAACAAAGACTGCAATGGCAAAAATGCAGGATGCTATCAGGACCGGCAACGTAGAAATTGCCAAGGCTGATTTATACGAGACTACACGGCGACGCAATGCCATTGAGGATTCAATTAAACTGCTGGACCGTCTTGAACAAAAAGGCAGGAAAGCAGGAAGAGGAAGTACTCAAATTTACGCGCAGACGACTCTTGCAGAAAGAATGGAACTTGAAAGGGTTGGATATGACTTACAGGGCAGGACGGAGGTTGACGTTAATCAACTACGAGGGCAAGTTCCATTATTGCGCAATGAAGCAAAAAATCTAGAGCAGCGTCAAAAAGTTGGAGTGGGACTTGCCGAGCGACAAAGACAAAGAATTGGAATTAACGAGCCAAAACCCATTGCGACATTGCCTGCCGATTCGGGCACGCAAGGAAAGCGCGAACGTCAGCTTCGTGATTTCAATAGCGAAGCAATAGCTCAATTGCGCGACAACCAAAGAATAGCGGAAGAAAAATTAAAGCAACAGCGCCAACTTGAAATTATTGATGAAACCGAGTACGAAATTGCGTCTGCTGCTAACAAGCGCAATTTTGAGCTGTTAATCATCGACGAAGCCTTGGCGCAAAAGAAGGCTGATATTGGCGAATATCAAGTGGGCGTACGCGAAAAACAATTGGCAGTTTTTGAGAAACTAGCAGCAAATGAGCGAGAACTTGTCAAGGAAGAGGAAAAAACTGCAGTTCAAGGCGCAAAAATCAAATTAAAGCGTCCGTTTAAAGATGCAATTAG